ATGGTATGCATCCCCAAAATCCCCCATGTGGTAGTTATGGCTAACTGGCTGCCCGAGTTCAAGAGAATGACGGCAGATAGATGGGACGTTAGGGCCCCCCGAGGAGAAGTCGACCCCAACACAGGTCTTTACAAAGACCGTAGCACTTTGACGCTGCAAAGATGGAACACAACAGGACCCGTACCCGTTGTGGAAAGCGCACCTTAACATTAAAAAGGTGCGTCAAAGATGCTGCTTCGCAGCGAAATGTTTTCATCATTATCGTCGCCTTCGGCTCCTCAGGCCTCCGGCCAACTTTTTAAAAATCTAACTCCCGGAAGGGTAAAATGGATTCCAAAGCTTAGTATAATAGGTAAGTCGAACAAGAGCTCGCATATAAGGTAGAGCGAGTGAGGATCCAGCAGCATCTTGTGACAAACCAGCTGCCCATAAAGCCATCGTATATTCGCAGTTAGGATTAGAAGATACATCACCAACAAAGTCGACAGGATACTCAAAAAGAGCAGTACCACCAGCTGTGGCAGAAACTTCACCACGATTATTACGAGAACCATAGAGCTTAATAAGCTGTTTCATAGAAATATATCCCTTGAACCATTGAGGCCTGTCATTATAAGTAGCACTCTCAGTAAGAGAACCAGCCGTATTAGAACGAGCCGTAATACGATACTTATGATACTTAGACCTAGGATACTCAAGATAATCGGCAAGACTCGAAAAATTCTGACCAGCAAAATTCTCAGGGCCAACGGTCATACCAACAATAATGTTGTTAGCTGTAGACGTAAGAGAAGTATCAGAGGATGGAGAAACCATAACCTCATATTTACAACCCATAACCTCCCAGTTATTATACATAGTAAGCCATTGATCAAGACCGCGAGGCTGAGCACCAGTTGAAGTAAGATCAGGATCAAAAACACTATTGACGCGGAACAGGTACTCGGCGGTTGTCGCGGACTCCAGAGTATTTAACCATACTTCTGTGAAATAGGGGAGTTTCACGTAAGCGACTGACGGGAAAATTTGGCGGGAGCTGCGGATTGGGCGGGAGACTCTGTTTATGCTCGATCTCATCGTCCTCTTCTTCCTGTAGGAATACCTCGATCTGGAGTAACTTCTCCCATATGTCCTTGAGCGTGACCTCCGGCTGAACCTTTTCTTCCGGTAACTTCGTCGTCTGTAAGGCATCTGTCATCTTTATATGAAAAATATAAAACCTTAAGAAATTATCAACTTATATAAAAGAAGGAAAGAGTGATAGAATGACAGAACGAGAGGATTTAAGCGCAATAGCGGAAGAATACTTGGTTGAAGGAAAGAAATTTAAAATCGCAAATCAGAGAATTCTGTTGACATATCCTACACATGTTGATAAAGTAAAGATAAATACATTCATACAGAAATCAACGGAACCAACATATAAAGTAAAATTCTGCCGTTGTGCCCATGAGACAGGAGACACAGGACATCCCCATACACATGTTGTAATAGAATGGGACAGAGCCTTCCAAACAAAGAATTGCAGATTCTTTGACATCGACAATCTTCATCCAAATATACGTAAAATAAAGACTCAAACGCATTGGAAGCGTATCCTTAAATACATTGCCAAAGAAGACAAAGATAATGAAGACCTAAAGGAACAAATTATATCATGGCAAGATAAGATTGATGAAAAGAATACAATTCGTGAAGCCTTAAGTCTTGCAAATAATCCCAATGAAGCTGCAGGAATACTTATAATGTTTGCAAACAAAGAACAAAAGATTTCCCGTCAGGAAATTAAACCATTTCCATGGCAAGAAAAGCTCATAATAGAATTGGAAATGATAAAGGCAGATGATCGAAAAATCACGTGGATCTATGACGCCTTAGGCTCTATCGGTAAAACAAAACTAGCAGAACATCTGTACATGAAACACCCAAATTCGGTGTTATTCCTCCAAAACTTAAGTGGAGCGTATCATGCCTCCACCATCATACAAAATGCTGTGCAGAAAGGGTGGGACGGTTGGTTGTGTCTGATAGACTTATCAAGAAGTCAAGAGGATAGAACAAGCATATATGAACCTCTTGAACAAATAAAGAATGGATGGATGACTGCCGTCAAATACACCGGGGGGATGGTATGCATCCCCAAAATCCCCCATGTGGTAGTTATGGCTAACTGGCTGCCCGAGTTCAAGAGAATGACGGCAGATAGATGGGACGTTAGGGCCCCCCGAGGAGAAGTCGACCCCAACA